GTCCCGACGATCCGCCGTCCGATTGGGAAGGCTTGCTGTACCGCGACCCAAAAACCAAGGCGATCCTCACCAGCCCAGCGAACATGGAGACGATTCTCCAGTATCACGATGACTGGCGCGAGGTGCTGACCTATGACGGGATGAGCTACCGCACGATCAAGCGCCGGGCGCCGGCTTATCCGGGCGGCGAAGCGGGCGAATGGGGGGATGCGGACGACACCTGGACGATGATCTGGATGGAGCGGCGCTACGGCATACGCGCCAAGGCGGGCGACGTGGCCCGCGTCGTGGCGGCGACGGCCCAGCGCGCCAAGTTTCACCAGGTCGCGGATTGGCTGGCCGGACTGGAGTGGGATGGCATCGAGCGGTTGCCGACGTTTTTTTCGGATTTTTGCGGGACCGGCCAAACCCCTTACCTGGAAGCGGTCGGCCGGGCGTTTTTTGTCAGTGCTGTGGCTCGCGTGATGGACCCCGGCTGCAAGGTGGACACGATGCTGGTCCTGGAAGGCCGGCAGGGCATCGGCAAGTCCCGGCTGATCCTCGCGCTGTTTTCCGCCAAGTTCCACATCGAGATCAGCTACCCGCCCGGCAGCCTGGATTTCTATCAGGCGCTGCGCGGAACGTGGTGCGCCGAATTCGGGGAAATGGCCGCGTTCGACAAAGCGGAAACCGCGCGGATCAAGCAGGTGCTCACCCAAACCCAAGACACCTACCGGGCGAGCTACGGCCACCATACGGGGACCTATCCGCGCCAAACGGTGTTCGTCGGCTCCACCAACAAGCGCGAGTGGGGGCAGGACGAAACCGGGATGCGGCGGTTTTTGCCGGTGACCTGCGGGGACATCAACGTCGCGGGCGCGACGGCGGCCCGCGAGCAGCTCTGGGCGGAAGCCTTGCACCGGTTCCGATGCGGCGAACCCTGGTGGGACATTCCCGACGCGGAACGGGAGCAGGAGATGCGCTTCGACCCGGATGCCTGGGAAGAGCTGGTCGCCGCGTGGACGGAACTCCGGGCCAAGCGCGACGGCAATCCCTCGTTTTCGATCAACGACGTGTACCAGTGCGCGATTCATGGCGATGGCGCGCGGAACGTGCCGCCGATTTCGCGCGCCGACCAAATCAGGATCGGGCGGGTGTTGACGCGGCTGGGATGGCAGCGGCGGCGCGAATGCGAGGGCGGGAAGCGGAGCTATGTCTACGAGAGGGCGAAGCCTTGACCCCATTCCGCCACCGGGCGCATACTTTCCCCGGCACGGCAAAATCCGTGGCCGGGAGTCGAAACCCGTGTTCTAGCAGGCGCGCAAGCGCCATCCGACAGGCGCTTTTTGTTTGCCTCAGGAGTCCGCGCATGAACACCTCTTTATCCCTGTCTTTCCGTGACGTTCGTTTCGATGCCGTTGACCGCTTCGGTCAGCCGTGGTTGCAAGCCAATCAAGTTGGTCAGGCGCTTGGCTATTCCAGATCAGACGCCATTAACACCCTCTATCAATCCAATGCCGATGAATTCACCGACGCCATGACGGCGCTGGTGAAGCTGCACCATGGAATCGATGGTGCAGGTCAGGCGCGCGAAGTTCGCATCTTTAGCCTGCGGGGCTGTCACCTGCTGGGAATGTTCGCCCGCACCGAGATCGCCAAGGAGTTTCGGAAATGGATACTGAATGTCCTCGACCAGCAGGCCGGTGGTGCCCAGCCGCAACCAACCGACATCGCCGCCCTGGCCCAGCAGCTGGCGGACCTGCTCAAGGGTAAGGTGGTCGTCGATTACGACAGCTTGTGCCGGTTCGCCCGCATGAGCCACGCGGCGGCAAAGCGATTGGTGGAAATCGAAAAACTGCTGGAGGAAACCGAGCGAGTCGGCCTGGAACTCGAAAAGCAGTGCGGTCATCCGCTGGTCCGGCTGGATATTCCCCCAGAGCGACTCGCCAGGCGTCAGGCGCTAGACCGGGAACAGGGCGGCGGCGGAGCGTCTTCGTTTTGCGAGCGGATCGCCCGATTTGTCGCCGGCAAGGCGCGCGTCTGTGTCGGGCAAATCGCTGCCGAGGTTTTTGGGGAGAAGCCGGATCGAGCGCTGGAAATTCGCATCGGCCACGCAATGAAGGCGCTGGGCTGGCATCGCCGCCGCGAATGCGAGGACGGGAAGCGGAGCTATGTCTACGAGAGGGCTAAATCGTGACTTTGTTCCACGGTAAGGAATTGTTTTATATCGGTTTGCCCTATATGCCCTATAGGATGCCCTATAGGATGCCCTATCTTTTCGCTCGCATCGCGTTGATTTTTAATGGTTTGCCCTATATGTCCCATACAAATCCGCGCGCACGTACACGTATACGCGCGCGCGCACGTACACGTATACGCGCGCGCGCGCGTATGTATGCGTCCGATATATTTAATAGGGCATATAGGACATATAGGGCAGATATATGATTTTAATATAAAAAAATCTGCCCTATAGGATGCCCTATCTGCCCTATAACAAACAAGTTACGAAAAGAGGAAAATCGAATGGCGATGTACGACGAAGCGGCTTTGAAGCGAGAGCTGATCCGGGATGAAGGCCAGCGGATGAAGCCCTACCGGGATTCGCTGGGCAACTGGACGGTCGGGGTCGGGCATCTGCTGGTCGGAAACGAGTTGCAGCGGTTCGTTGACGCGGCGACCGGGAAACCCCGCAGGACGCTCACGGAAGCCGAGTGCGGCGACATGCTCATTGGCGACATCGTGGACGCGGAACACGGCCTGAACCGCATCCTGCCCGGCTGGCGGGACCTGGATGATGTCCGGCAACGGGCGCTGCTGAACCTTTCGTTCAACCTCGGGCCGCGCCTCGGAAAATTCGTCGGGTTTCTGCGATGCGTGGAAGACCGGCAATGGGACGAGGCCGCGAAGCATCTGAAAAACTCGCGGTGGTGGGGGCAGGTGAAATCGCGCGGGCCGCGCATCGCCCACATGATCGCCACCGGCACGGCGTGGGAGGGGGCATGAGCCGGGTCGGCTGGCTGTGCCCCAGGGACGCCAAGGGGCGGGAAAGCCGGACACTGTTTTTCGTGTCGGTGGGCTTCGCGGTCGTGACGATACGATTTGCGCTGGGCGGTCTGGGAGCGTCTCTGGGCGATTTTCGCATCGAGATAGCCCCTACCCCTATGCTCGACTACGGCGCGGCTGTAGCGGCCATTTTGATGGTCTGGCTGGGCCGCGAGTGGATCAACAAGCGAGGTGGCAGCGATGTTTGATTTGTTCTGGAAATGGGTCGCCGGAGTCGCGGCGTTTGCCGCCCTGGTTTTCGGGATGCTGGCGAAGCGACGGAAGGACAAAGCCGAGCGCGAAAAGGCGGAAAGAGCTATCGCCGAGCGCGATGCCGTTGATCGGGCGCTACTACAGCTCGAAGAGACGCGAAGGAAGTGGGACGCGAAAGCGCCGGCCGACCCGTCCAAGCGCAGGGATTTTGAGGAGGGGATGTGATGGTCGGCGGGCCGGTGTTCGGGCTAAGGCCATGGTTCAAGCAGACGCTGTTCGTCGCGGCGATCATCCTGATCGTCGCCGCGCTTTGCGGCTTGCTGTTCGGCTGCGCCGCTCCGATGATCGAGTATCGGTCGGTTCCGGCCGCGCTGATCCCGCCGAAACCGGTCCTGCCGACGATCACTGCGGACGAGCTGCGGCCACTGAGCGATGAAACATACCTCAAGCTGGCCGGCCGGGATCGCATGCTCCGGCAATACGCCGACGAGCTGCGGGCGCTGGTGGAGTCGCGGCCGTGACCGGGGATCGGCTGATGAGCGCGTATTGCCGGCTATGCAGCCGGCTGCGCGAAATACTCTACGAGGCCCCGTGGTCCAGTTTCGATCTGATCACGGCGTCGATCACGTTCTGGCTCGGGCTATATCTGCTGCTGAGCCCTGGCCTGTTCGGCGAGTTTGCCGGGGTGTATCGGGTTTTGGCCCGCCTGGGCAACGAGATGGTTTGGGGCGCGGCGCTGCTGTCTTTCGGCACGTTCGGCCTGATGACCGTGCTATGGCTCAGTCGCCCGCCGTTTTTTGTGCGGCTGCTGTCGCGGATGGGTATCGCGTTTTGCATGCTGTCGCTCGCGCTCAACAACCTCGGCAACCAGCCGTCCCCGCACGCATCGGCGATCACGTACAGCGTGTTGTCGCTCTCGGCGCTCTGGTGCGTATGGCGGACGAAAGCTAATGGCCGATGACGCCGGAAGCTGGGCTGGACTGCTCCAGTGGGTATTGAGCAACCCGGAAAAAGGCGCGCTGTTTTTGGTGCTGATGGCCGGCGCTTGGACCTGGATCAAGGAGCTGCGCGGCAAGGCGAAAACCGATGACGCCAAGGAGGAATTCCTGGATACCCTCATCCGGGAAAACAAGGATCTGCGCAGCGAATTGCGGGATGAGCGCCGCCGCTCGAAACGGCGGGCGAACGATGAGCCCGACAGCGAGCGGCCAAAACAATGATCGAAATCGACCTGGACGCGAATTTGCGGCCGATGTTGGATCGGCTGCAAAACCTGCAACGGCAAATACCGTTCGTGATCGCGTCATCGCTTACAAAAACGGCGGTCAAGGTCAAGCCGGAAATCCGCAAGGAGATGGAGCGGGTTTTCGATAGGCCGACAAGGTACACGCTGAATTCGATCTTCGTGCAGCAAGCAAAGAAGCAAGACGAAAACCCGACGGCTCGGGTCTGGCTGAAAGACGATCAGGAAGCGGCGCTATCTACCAGGCAATTCACCGGTGCCGGCTTGGCGGCGGAATACCTGTGGCCGGAAATCGGCGGCGGAACCAGGGCGGTCAAGCGATTTGAAATCAGACTGAGGAATGCGGGGCTATTGCCACCGGGCATGTTCGTGGTGCCCGGCAAGGGAGCGAAGCTGGATCGGTACGGCAATCTCGACCTCGGGCAATTGGTGGCCGTGCTGTCGAAGCTGGGCACGATACGCGAAGCGACGGCGGCGGCGAGCAATCGGCGCAAGCGCAACGCCAAGTACATCGCCGCCCAGTACTTCGTGTCGCGCGGGGATCGCCTGCATCGGGGCGTGTGGCAACGGCTGCCCGGTCGGCGCTTGATTCCGGTCTACATGTTCGTTGATCGCGTCAGCTACCGGCGCATATTCGAGTTTGATCGGGTGGCCAGAGAGACGGCGTTGCGGTTGTTGCCGGGTGAGTTCGATTCTGCAATCAATAAAGCATTGCAAGATAGCAGGGGACCCTAGACAACAGGCCAGTTGCGAGTAATTCGCACCCCGGTTTTTACCCAGATATAGGCATCGATGTGGCATTAAATATCAATAGCTTATGGCAACACAGCAGGAAATAGCAGCGGATTTGGGCCTCTCTCATGTCGCGGTGTCGAACGCGCTGAACGCGCTCGGCCTGATGAAACGCGAATGGGAAGCGCTATCGGTTCCAGCCGCGCGGCAACTCCTGGTCCGCCACTACACCGAAGTCGCGGCCGGACGAGGCGGCGAAGACCAGTACAACCTGACCAAAGAGCGCGCCCGCGAATCTCGCCTGAAAGGCGACCTGCTGCAACTGCAAGTCCAGGAAAAAGCCGGCGCGCTGATCCCCGCCGATGCCGTGGAACGGGAATGGCAGTCCATGATCGTCGCCGCCCGTTCCGAACTGATGCTGCTGCCCGACCGCATCGCCCACGAGATCAAGGCCCTGCACGGCGTCGCCATCGATCCAGCCCTGATCGAATCCCACATCCACGACGCCCTCAATCGCTTGGCCGCCAGCGATTCCGAACATGAGCCAGCTTGACCCATCGCCGACCCTGGACTGGCAGGCGCTCACGCGCCACACGGTGGCGACCATCGCCCGCCGCGCCCGCGCCAAGTTCGCGCCGCCATCCAAGATCGGCATCACCGAATGGGCCAACCGGCACCGCTACCTCGCCGCCGAATCCGCCGACCTATCCGGCAAATACTCTACCGACCTCACCCCCTGGGTTCCCGGCATCCACGCCGCCCTGGACGACAGCAGCATCTGGAAAGTGGTCTGCATGAAGTCGGCGCAAATCGCCTGGACCGATGGCGTGATCAACAACTGGCTCGGCCGCATCATCGACGTGGACCCGTCCCCGGTGATCGGACTGTTCGCCAAGGCGGACGCCGCCCGCGAGTACGGCGCCGAAAAGTTCGCCCCCATGGTCACCGCCACCCCGCGCCTGTCCGGCAAGGTGGACGTGCGGACCAGCCGCAAGGACGGCAACCGCGCCCTGTTCAAGAAGTTCCCCGGCGGCTTCCTCAAGCTGGTCGGGTCCAACAGCCCGTCCAACGTCAAATCCACCCCGTCGCCCCGCGTATTTGTCGAGGAACCCGATGATGCCTCCATCAATGTCGGCAAGCAGGGCGATAGCATCAAGCTATTGGAGGAGCGCACCAAAACCTACGCCCGCCGCAAGGTGGTGTTCGGCGGAACGCCCAGCGTCAAGGGCATCTCCACCATCGAAGACGCCTACCTGACCGGAGACCAGCGCCGATTCCACGTCCCCTGCCCCGATTGCGGCGAGGCGCACGTCCTGAGCTGGGACAACATCAAGTGGATCATCGATCCGGCGGTATCGCATCCGGTCTACGGCCATTCCAAGCCGGAAACCGCCGTCTATGCCTGCCCGCACTGCGGCGCCGCGTGGGACGACGCCGCCAAAAACCGCGCCGTCCGCCACGGCCGATGGGTCGCCGAGCGCGAATGCCGTGGCGTCGCCTCGTTCCACATCAACGAGCTGTACAGCCCGTTCCCCGGCTCCCGCCTGGAGCGGCTTGTCGAGCGCTATCTTGAGGCCCAAGTCAAGCTAGAGCAGGGCGACGAAACCGACATGATCGTGTTCGTCAACTCCTGCCAGGGCTTGCCCTACGAGTACCAGTCCGACGCGCCCGCGCTGGACGCCCTCATGGAGCGCGCCGAGGACTACGCCGAGAACACCGTCCCGGCCGGCGGGCTGATCCTCACCGCCGGGGTAGACGTGCAGCACGACCGCCTCGCCATCGTCATCCGCGCCTGGGGGCGGGACGAAGAAAGCTGGCTGGTCTACTGGGGCGAAATCTACGGGACCACGGTGGACAAGTCCGATCCGGTGTGGACCGGGCTGGAAAAGCTGCTGTTCGAGCCGCGCCGCCACGCCAGCGGCTCCCCCCTGGTCGTTTCGGCGGTCAGCATCGACTCCGGCGACGGCACGACTTCCGACGCGGTGTACCAGTTCGTTCGGCTCATGGCCCGCAAGGGCCGCAACGTCATGGCGACGAAAGGGCCGAGCACCGATTTCGGCCAACTGGAAATCTTCGCCAAGCCGAAAGCGAGTGTCGATACCAAGGGCCAGCGCAACACCAAAGCCGCGCAATACGGCCTGCGGGTCTATCCGGTCGGAACCAACAAGGCCAAGGATTTGCTGGCCGGCCGGCTCAAGCTGACCGGCGACGGCGCCGGCCGGCTGCACTGGTATCGCGACGTTCGCGCCGACTACTGGAAACAGATCACCAGCGAGGTCAAGGCGCCGCACCGCAGCTTGCGCGGCAAGAAGGTCTGGCAGAAGAAAGCCGGGCAGGCCAACGAGGCTTGGGATTGCGAGGTGTTGGCCCTGCACGCGGCCCGCGCCCGCAAGGTCCACCTGCTCAAGCCGGACCAGTGGACGGCCATCGAGCGCTCCATCGCGCAAGCCCCGCTGTTCGCGGATTCGGAACTGCCCGCCGCAC